TCACCGGCTCGGGGGCAGGTGGCGGCTCGACGGGTGGCGGGGTGCGACCGGGCTCGGCGCCACCTCCTGCGGAGGTAACGGCTTGGGCTCGGGTGGTTTGACCTCCGAGCTCGGCGCAGTGCCGGTGGCACTGGTCAACGCATACGTCACACCACCGATGGCGACCAGGACCAGCGCGGCGGCCACCGCGAAAACCGTCAACGGCAACCGTTCCCAGCCGCCGCGGGGCTGTTCGATCGGTCCCGTCGGCGGCACGTACTGCACAGCCGGGCGGGCCGCGGTCTCACTGCCGTAGGACTCCACCAGATCGGGTCCGGTATACGGCACGACGTCATCGCCTGCGTCGTCTTCCGACCAGGCCAACGCCCGGAAGGTGGATGAGGCCTCACCCGAGGAACTGTCTGCAGCGGAAGGGATTCCGGCCGTCGGAAGCACTGCCGCCTGGCCCAGCGTGGGCGCCATGCCGGTCTGCGCATCAGCATCCGCGGCGTAGGCGGCCGACAACGCGGCGCCGATCGCGGCATCCAGCGCAGGCTGCGGAGTGGTCACCACCTGAGCCTGCGAATGCTCCGAAAGCCTTTGGGTGACAAGAGGAATGCTGGCACCACCGCCGATGGTCACCACCGCCGAGACGGCCGGCCAGCTGATCCCGTTGCGCTCCAACGCCTTCTCCAGCGCATCCAGCACACCGGCCAGCGGCGCCTGCATCAGCGACTCCAGTTCGGTGCGGGTCACCCGCACCGTGGCCGAATACCCGGGTAGATCGACCACCAGATCGGTCGCGGTCTCCGCCGACAGCCGCTCCTTGGCCTGACGGCATTCCTCACGCAGGCGAGCCAGCGACCCGACGGCCGCGGTGCCGGCCGGGTCGATCCCGCCGGCCTGGGCAACCCCGTCGAGCACATGGGTCAGTAGCGCCTGATCGATCTGGTCACCGGAGAAATCGGGATAGCGGGTGGTCTCGTCGATCGGCTCGAACATCGATGCGGCGTCGGCCAGCGTGATGCTGGTGCCGCCGCCGCCGAAGTCCAGCAACGCCACCACGCCGTTGGACGGCAAACCGGGATTGGCCCGCAGCGCCGCCAGCGAGGCGACGGCGTCGGGAACGAGCCGGGCTGCCCTCCCGTCGCGCGACAGGCTGGGGTTGTGACGCAGCGCGTTGCGCAGAGCACGCAACGTGGGCGCACCCCAGTGCGCGGGCACCGCGATGGCCAGCTGTTCGGAAGGGCCGCCGACGAGGTCGACCATCGCATCGAGGGCCTCGACCAGCAGCGTGTCGGCCGGATAGGACGCACCGTCGGGCGCGACCAGCGGCACCGGGTCACCCACCCGCTCGACGAATCCGCCGAGCGTGACGCCGGAGCCGGATTCGGGCATGCCGACCTGCGGCGTCCGGTCGGTCGACAATGTCAACACCGAACGCCGGCTGACAGGTTGATTGCCGACACGCGCCGCAACCAAGTTGGTGGTCCCGATCGACAACCCCAACGGGCTACTGTGCTCAACCATGACTAACCCCACCGAATGCCAGACCTGTGCTGCTCCCTCCGTCGATTGCAGCTGCCTCGACTACGCCCCTCCTGTTACAGCCACCGACGAGGAACGTGCCCACGCGGTAGGAGCGATGGTCTACGCCGGAGAGCTGACCGAGGCGAGTACGGACCCTCGCTGCTGGCAAGCGTGGCCCGGTGCGTTCCGCTGGCACGCGCCAGACTGCGAGTGCCGATTCCTCCCTGTGGGCGAGGAGCAGTAATGCGAGTGCTCGGAGCGGTGCGTCTGTCCAAACTGACAGAAGAATCAACCTCCCCCGATCGGCAGCGGGAACGTATCCATTGGTGGGCACAAGGTCACCAGCCTGCCACGGTCGTGGCGATCTCAGAAGATCTGGACACGTCCGGAGCACTAGACCCATTCAAACGCGCATCGCTTGGCAAGTGGCTGACCGACACCCCACCAGAGCCTTGGGATGTGCTGGTGGCTTGGAAACTCGACAGGATCTCGCGGTCCTCTATGGACACCGAGACCCTGTTGCGTTGGTGCCTGGAGCGGGGCAAGCGCATCGTTTGCGTGGACGACAACATAGACACCGATACCCAGATGGGACAGGTGTGGGTAAAACTGGCGTCGATCTTCGCCGAGGTCGAACGCAACTCGATCAAAGAGCGCGTGACTCAGGCACGTAAGAAACTCCGGTCTGAGGCCCGCTGGGGTGGTGAGACCGTCCACTACGGGCTCAAGCCGCAGAAACTGCCAGACGGAGGTTGGCGGCTAGTCCACGACACCGAGGCAGTAGAGGTAATCCGTCGCATCGTCACCGACGTAATGCGCGGAGACTCTGTGCAATCCATCGCTGACCGGCTCACCGCCGAGGGGGTCTCGTCCCCGAGGGATCGGCAGAGGGAACTACAGGGCAAGCCCACCAAAGGCGCAGCCTGGAGTACGACGACGCTCCATCGGCTGTTGGAGTCCAAGACTCTGTTGGGCTACACCGTCCACCAGGGGGACGCTGACCCCGAGGTTATGAAGTCTGACCCGATCCTCTCAGCGTCCGAATATCGCTCGCTGCAAGCGGTTTTAGACCTCCGCAAGCGTCCCAAGACGACGAACCGCACCGGCAACACTTCCCCGTTGCTCGGTGTCGCGGTCTGCCTGGGGTGCAAGCGTCCGATGCACCAAAAGTCTCAGGTCTCCAAAGGCAAGCGGTACCGCTATTACTACTGCCCCGAGCGGCCGAGGCACGGAGACCAGATCTCCGCCGAACGGCTGGAGCAGGAATTAGAGGACGTGTTCCTAGAGGAACTCGGAGACACCGAGGTCTACGAGCCGGTGGCACTTCCCGCGTCGGATCACTCCGACGAACTCGACGCCGCACGTATGCGGCTGGAGGTAATCACCGAGGCTCTACGCAAAGCAACCTCGCTCGCTGTCATGGAGTCGCTCGCAGAGCAGCTATCCGACCTCGACGCTCGGATTGCCGAGCTGGAGGCTTTGCCGGTACAACCGGCGCGGACTGAACACGTTCCCACCGGGCAGAAGTATCGGGAACTATGGGAGTCTCTCGACTCCGACACCGATGCCAGACGGCGGCTGCTGCTGGACTCCGGCATCCGGTACGAGGTCCTGCTAGAGGGCAGGACCCGTAACCAAGGTGGAGCTTTCAAGAGCCGTCTATACGTACCGCACGACATTCGGGAGCGAATGATGCGCTGAGTAGTTCCAGCTCCCACCGGACTAGATGAATCGCCGCCTCGACGGAGGGGTCCCCGGGGTACAGACCCTCCGCTATCGCTGCCTTGATGTCGTCTGCATCCATAACTGTTGGACGCGGGCAAGCGCACAACGGTTCTGTGAATTAGCTCACAAATATGAGCTGCGCAGGCCGCTTCCGCGAAAGTTACACCCACTATCAAGTGTAGGGGGTAAACACCTACTGACCTGCGATTCATTCCTAATTTGAAAAGTGGAATGTATTACCAAGTGTAGGGGGTACGGAGCTTGTGAGGCTCCGACCTCTGACCGGCTCACCGCCGTTTTTCTGATATTCGCACGCATTATCAAGTGTAGGGGGTAAATACCTACTGAGAGCCTCGCTCTTGTGGCCCGTTGTCGTGTGAGTTAGCTCACAAGTACAGGGCGCAAGCGGCCTCTTTCGGCAGATTCGCACCCACTATCAAGTGAGGGGGGTAGATCCCCCGCAGACCTACCAAGAGTGCTCCGCTCTCCAATCGGCGTAGAAGCACCTTGGTACCGACCGGCCCACACCGGGTCGGTCCTCCCCGGACAGAAACCCTCTCGTCCTGTCCGGGCTGACTTCGCGGCGACTACGCCGTTAACGCTTCCCGCTGATGCAACACAGCGGTAAGGACGTGGCTGGGACGCCACGTCTCGGGAGTGCCATCCCGAAATTTCCTTTCGGAGGAGACCCCGGTCTTTGTGGGAATTGGCCGGGGATCTTCTTTTTTGACCACTTTGCCCCCGACGGGGGTTTACGGAAAGGACCGCCAACTATGGACGAGATCCGTTGCCGCAGTGGGCGGCACGTAATCAAGTCTTCGCAGGACATAAAGAGTCGGGGGTGTCGTCGCTGCTCCCAGGAGGCCGAGCGCGAACGCATCCGCCAGATGAGAGCCGACGCCGCTGCTTTCCGGCAGCTACTCGAAAAACCCTCGCTAGTACAGCAAGTAGCCGCGCTGGTCGGACAACACAACCTCCCCGAGCTTGCTGCTCGGATGCAAGCCGCCCTGTAAACCGCAGGCAACAACAAGAGCCCAGGAGGCCAAGATGGAAACCAACACATTCGACCAACTTCCGCCCGACTGGCAGGAAGAAGTGCGAAAGCTGCGATCCCAAGCAGCGAACTACCGCACTCAGCGGAACCAACTCCGCTCCGAGCTGGAGGCTCTGCGCACATCGGCAGGCAAGTGACCAAACGCAACAAGGTTCAACACCACAACGCGCTGGGGTCAAAAGCCCCCAACGGTGGGACGCTGTACGCATCACTCCCGATGAATCTTGCCCGAGACGGCACCTTGACGGCAGCCGCTCGATCGGTAGCTCTCTACGTTTGGTCTCACGACCCGAAGTTCGGCCAGTCTCGTAATGACGTGGCCGTCAAGCTCGGGATGAGCGTCAACACGGTAGGTAAGGCACTGACCGACCTCCAGAAACACGGCTGGATAGTGCGAGAGATCCACTCGCGGACTAGTGAGACGTGGCACCTACAGATGTCCAATATTCCGTTCACCGAGGACGAGATACGGGCTCTCTCCGGAGCCCGACTAGATCAGAAACTGATCCAGTTGGATGACAGAGGCACTAGATCAAAAACTGATCTAGTTGAGGGGACTAGATCAGAAATTGATCCACCTACTAGATCAGAAATTGATCTAGTGACTAGATCAAAAACTGATCCACGTAGTAGTAGATCCAGGAGTGCACCAGAAGTGCACGACTGGAGTAGTGCAAGTACAGATCAGATCGAGACTGCTTCCTACGGGCAGTCTCTCGCAGCGGAGGAAGAACCATCGCAGGCATTAGAGCCTGCCGAAGATCACGAGTCACCCGAAGGAAGTGACGAGTGGTCGGATCTCAATCCTCCCACTGCCGCAGACCCTTGGTCTGCTATCGGCGTGCGAAGCACGCCTCTGGTATCTGATCCCCCCATCGCAGAGCCAGAGGCTCTTGATCCTTGGGGACCTCCACCGACACTTGGCGAATGGAGCGAACCAAAAGAGGACGTAATCCCTTGGCCGAGGGACAAGCCGCTACCCGTCGACCCGTGGTCGACGTACGTATGCGACCAAACCGGAGAGAAGTTGAGCCGCGTATAGAGCTTCTCGAGTACCACCACACCAACCAAGGAGACCAGTGGCAGAAGATTCACGATACCGACACGCACACACACGTGTCCGTCGAGAGCGAGGCCCCGCACGGGAATACCTCTGCGTGGATTGCGGCGACGGCGCTGAGCACTGGTCATTTTCCTGTTACGAGGACGTTCCTTGCCGCACAGCCACAGGTAGGCCGTTCAGTATGAACGTGGACCACTACAAGCCACGATGTCGACCGTGTCACGCAAGGCACGATCAGGAGCTAGATGGCCGCGCAGGCGTTCCCACAGCCACGGCGCGTATCAGAAGCTACTAAAACACACGTTAGGCCCGCAGCGTTGACGTGAGCCGCCATTACGGCGGTCTTCGTCTGTGGCGTCGGCAGTTCCCACTGCCTCGCTGAAGCTAGCGGGTCTTTTTCATGCGCTACGGACGGGAGTCCGGTCGCTTAGGCGACAGCTCCGCTGTAGCCGACCCACAGAGAGGGGGTGTACCGATGTCCGACGCCGGAGGCAAAGAGGTAGGCCGGATTTCCATCCGCGTCATGCCCAAGCTCAACGATTTCCGACAACGGGTTAAGTCCGCTGTCGAGGAGATCGAGCGGACGATCACCGCACGGATAGACGTTCACGCCAACACCACCGGATTTCGCCAACAGGTCCATGCGGTAACCCAGGGGCTGCGCGCACAAGTCCACGTGGACGTAGACCACGCCAGCCTTCAACAGATGTTGTTGCTTATCCGCAACGCCATGAGTAGCCAAACCATCACGCCGTTCGGCTCCGGTGGCGGTATGCGTGGCATGGGCGGAGGAATGGGTGGGATGGGCAGTATGGCTGCGATCCTTGCCGGAATCACCGTTGTAGCCGCCCCTCTGATGGGTCTGCTAACAACCTCGCTACTGGCACTGCCCGGTCTCATCGCAGCTGTGGCCGCACCTGTCGGAGCGCTGATGCTCGGCATGGACGGACTCAAGAAAGCTGCCGAGACTCTGACTCAGCCGTTTACCGCTCTCAAAGAAGCGATGTCGGCGAAAGTCGAAAGCCAGTTCGCTCCGGTATTCGAGAGGCTCGGGGGTATCTTTCCGACGCTGGAAAGGTCACTGCCTCGTGTGACCCAGGGACTCGCAGATCTCGCAGGTTCGTTCGTAGACACGATCACATCGGGTCCAGGGATGTCCAAGATCGAGGGCATCATCGGCAACATCGGTACGGCGATCTCAGCAGCCGCACCGGGTATCGGCTCTTTCACCGATGGATTCCTAACGCTGGCAAGTGAGCTCACCGCGAAGCTGCCTGCCATCTCCGAATGGTTCAACGGAGCCGGTGAGTCTTTCAAGACGTGGATCGACAAGATGTCTTCTAGCGGAACGCTATCCACAGCGTTCGACAGCCTAGGGACCTCGCTGAAAACGATTCTTGACTCTCTCGGCAGGATGGCTACCGAGGGCATGAAGTTCATGGAAAATCCCGAGAAAATGGCGAACTTCAATAAGGTTCTGTCCGGGATCGGTGATGTCTTGGTGAACATCGTCACATGGTCCAACAGGCTCTCGGCAGTGTGGCAGGGACTCGCGTTCCTGTTCACCCCGATTAGCGAGCTGGGCAACGTCTGGACAGGTATCAAGGTCAAAGCGGAGCAGGCGTGGAACGGTATTAAAGCCACCGTGGCCGAGGGGGTTGCCTCTGTCGTGTCGTTCGTGGCGGGCTTGCCGGGCAAGATCACCGCAGCCATCGGAGATCTCGGCAGCACCTTGATAGCGGCAGGCCAATCGCTGATGGACGGATTGCTAAGGGGTATCAAAGCACGGGTGCAAGCGGTCTACGACTTTGTTTCCGGTATCGCCGGAAAGATCGCAGCGCTAAAGGGTCCACTCCCATATGACCGGAAAGTGTTGATCCCCAACGGACAAGCACTAATGGAAGGTCTCGGAGATGGGTTGCGATCCGGATTCTCCGACGTACTGACCGACGTCAAGGGAATGGCCGGCCAACTCTCCGACGAGATGCAGTTATCAGGCTCGGTAAATACCGCCGACGAGTGGGCGAACAAGTTTGTCGATGTCGGGGTCAACTTCGCACGAGCCACCGGAGATCAGGCCATGTCCGATCTCGGTATCGGTGGCGGAGCCATCACCGGACTCGGAAATGCGTTGCTGGACTACGGAGTCCAGATGGCGAAGAAGGGTGTCACAAACATCTACACCACGTCGATGGACGACGCACTAGCTGCCAAGCAGCGACAAGACAACCGTGCCGCTATCCAGTGGGAGAAGTAAGGAGGACGTTTGAGAACACGCGCAAAGCGCTGGGCGTCGGGCAGTCCCTGCCCTAGCTGACCGTCGAACTCGACTCCTACTGTCACACAACTGAATAAGTCACACCGACCCCCGTAACAACGCGGGGGTCTTTCCATTTCAAGAGAGGGAAACGATGGAGTTGCTAGAACGAATCGAAAGAGTGCTGGAGTACGGCGGTGAGCCGCGTACGTGGCACGTCGGGGAGAACGCGCATATCCGTTGGGGATTCGACGGTCTCGTTATCTCGCACTGGAGCGAGGACTGATGACTAGCAACGGAGTTGCGACGTATAGCGAGACCTCTGCGAGGTTCGCGTGACCGACGAGCAGAAGGAAGCAGCCTTTCAGAAGTTCCTGGAGAACCGAGCCAAGTACGAGGCCCGGGTTATGGAGGGCGATGGGAACTTACCCCGAGGTTGGAACTGGCACGGCGGCGATGTCGAGGCGCAGCGAGAGCTGTTTATGCGGAGGTACAAGTGAAAGCCAAAGCCACCAACGTAATTGAGATTACGGCTCTGCCGTATCTGACCGCCGTAGGCAACGGAACTCAGTTAGTGGTGAGCCGGAGCTTGTCGCTCAACGTCTCAGATCCGATCTATCTGCCGCTGGCTCAGTACATCGAGAGCAACGGGCTTGTCATCACGGCTACCGAGGTAGTCGAGACCAAAGAGTTTCTATCGGGACCCGTCGCTGAAAGCCACTACGCAACACCCGAATTGAGAGACATCATCCGGCAAGCAGCCGAGGAGGAAGAGTACCGATGACAGAACAGACCTACCTAGACACCCTGATCGACACCCTAGAGGCCGGAGGCGATCCGCAACCTCCGGCACCCGAAAGTAACACCGCAGACCTCGTCGCGGGCGTCGCGGAGGCACGAGACAGGTACCGGGGAGAGCGCGACGAGGCCCGAGCCGAGCGGGATGCTTACGCCGCACGCATCGAAACGATGCAACGTGCAGAGGTCGAACGTCTGGCAGCGGAGCACCTAAGCCATGCGTCGGACTTTTTCACGTTCTCCGGCAACGGTATTGCCGATTATCTCGATGAGAACGGCAACGTAGATCCCGACAAGGTAGAGGCCGATGCGCGTGTAATCGTCTCGGAGAGGCCGGGTCTCGCCCCTCGGGTGTGGGCGACGGACCCCACACAGGGAGCTGGTGGCCCACCTCCGGGGCGTCTTCCAACTATGGCCGATCTGATCAACTCGTAACCAACAAAACAACTTAGGCGTTTCGTCTGTGGCGACTCGCTGACCACATCGCTGTCTGGGACAGCACACCGAGGACTGACCTACCCGTCTGGGACGGGGCTGATAGGTCGGTCCTTTTTTCATGCCCAACAACACATTTCAGGAGCGAAAACACATGGCTATTCAGCACTCAAATACCGCTAACGCTTGGACTCCCGAGGATCACGGTAAGATGCTCAACCTCGCTATCCAGGCGAAGTCGACTGCATTCCAGGCAACCTCGCTGCACAGCACCGACAAGGTTCGGGTCAACTTCCCGCTGCTGGTCTCCGACCCCGGCGTGAACTGGCTTTCCGAGCTGGAGGAGATTGTGCCCGGTGACGGTACCACGGGCGAAGCTAGTTGCACCCCTTCAAAGGTCGGCGGTATCATCACCCTCTCGAACGAGATCACAGACGACTCCGACCCGGAGATTGCAGACGTTGTGTCTGCTGGTCTGGCGAATCAGATCGCCCACTCGATTGACTTCGCTTTCTTGGGTGATGGCACGAGCAACGCTAAGCAGCCCGATGGTCTGTTGTCGCTGACTACTTCGGTGATCGACACCGGGACCTCGATCACCAACGAAGATCCGTTTATCGCAGCTATTTTCAAGGCGCAGAGCGTCGGTGCCAACATCGACCGATGGATCATGCACCCGGATACCGCTGAGACCCTCTCGAAGCTGAAGAAAGGCACCGGCTCGAACGAGCGACTGTTGCAGCTCACCACCGATGGAGCTGTCGTGGCTGGTGTCAAGGTTCTGACTAACTCGAACGTGGACCCCGCTACGTTCGCTTGGGGCATCGACTCCACACGCACCAAGACCGTGCTCCGCAAGGGAACCACGGTTCGTAAGTTCGACGTGGTGCGACAAGACGCTATCGACATCCGGGCTATCGCCCGCGTTGGTTTTGCATTCCTGCACCCGCAGAGCATCGTTCGTCTGCACGACGCTGCCTGATAGGTCCAGCTGTCTAACCCTGGTCGGAGAGCGCCCACCTGTAAAAGGGTGGGCCTCTCTGGCCTCCAACAACTTTCAGGAGAGGTAGCAATGGCTAGAGGTAGCCGAGGCCCGCGTAAGGGCATCGCACCACCCACACCCAACCGATGCAGTCGAGAGGGATGCACGAGGCGTCGGGGAGAGGGATACGAACACTGCTCTATGGCTTGCAAGATCGTGGACTCTGAGCTGGCTTTCGCACAGACCCGATGCATCGAGCAAGCGGTAGCAGACCCCGATGGAACTACGAGGCTATGGCTTGCGGCTGTCGCTCTCAACGATGCTCTGACCGAGCTCTACCAAGCACGCGGAGCCGTCACACGACGCGCCCGCACTATGCATAACGATGCATGACTATGCAGCCGGCCCCCACCGGGTATGCCCCATCCCGGCCTCTCCAGATCGGTGCGTAATACGGGTACGGGGTTTTTTCACCTTTGGAACCTGGATTTTCACCTAGACGCGCTGATCACAGCGCATAACCATGCAAAAAATGTGCATAGAAACGGAGGTATTCGATGGGGATGCCCAAGGGCATGGGCTACCAGGGTAAAAAGCTCTGGCAATCGGTGACCGCAGAGTTCGGAGACCTCGAAGAGGAGCCCGACAAGCTGCGGATTCTCTACGACGCTTGCAAGACAGCGGATCTCGTAGACGAACTGGAGAAGGGCAGAGCGGGGGAACCACTAATGGTCCTCGGATCGGCCCGACAGAAGACGATTAGCCCGCTGATTAGCGAGCTGCGGTATCAGAGAGGTCTGTTGGCTCAGCTGATCGCACGGTTGAACTTCGCACCGAGAGAAGAGGACGACGATGAGTAGAGGCAGCGGTATGCGGATCACACCTAGACCGCCAAAGAGCCGTCCCCCGGCTCTCTCAGAGGCCGAACGTGCGGCGATGAAGAAGAACTACTACCGCCAGCTCGAAAGCTGGCTCTCGGAGCCCGCAGATACCGGCTGGCCGGAGCTGCCAAAGGCTCTGATGAGACCAACCAAGAAGAAAAAGAAGAGATGACATACGCAACAACCGATGATGTTGCGGCCCTGTGGGCTAAGACCCTAGACGCCGCTGAGACTCTGATGGTCCAGCGGAGGCTAGAGCAAGTAGAACGCTTGATACGCAAGCGGATTCCCGACCTCGAGGCTCGGGTCTCCGATCCCGACTACCTCGCAGATGTGGTCCAGGTCGAGGCTGACGCGGTATTGCGGGCTGTACGCAACGCTGACGGACTCTACGGGGAGACCGACGGTAACTACTCCGTCCAATACCAGCGGATGGACGGAGAGACCCTAGGCAAGGTCCAGATCCTCCCCGAAGAGTGGGAGACCTTGGGAGTGAGGCAATCTCGTGTCTCGGTTCTCGTGCCATCGTTCGGCACCTACGGAGGCCCATTGTGAGCCTCCTAAACCGAGGTACCGAGCTGGTCACCGTCTACCCCGAGGAGCTGGTAGAGGACAAGTGGGGTAACAAGATCACCCGACCGTCGAACGTCGGGGTGGTCTGCCGAGCAGTGGTACAGCCGATGACCGTCTACGTCGGAGCCGAGAGCCAAAACGTCGGATTCGAGACCGTGAGCAAGTACCGACTCCGGCTAGTCGACTATCCCGACTTGCTCGGAGCCCAGAGCGCCGTGGAATGGCAAGGCAAGCGGTACGCAATCGACGGAGACCCTAGGCAATACAACGGATCTCGACGTACTGCCCACGTTGATTACGTGATGGTTAGGAAGTGACATGGCACGTCTGTACAGCGAAAAAGTGATGAACCGCATCGTGGCTCAGTTGCCTGGGGTCCACGATGAACTGGGAGACACGGCGCGACGTGTCCGACACTCAGCCACGCGCCGACTAGAGACCCACTTCCATAGCGGTGATGCACGTGTAACCCTCACCGAGGGCGACGTGGATTGGTTTGTGAACCTAGACGACAAAGCCGCGATGTCGATCGAGTTCGGCCACTGGGTCAAGGGTAAGTACGAGAGCCCCGGGCATCCGAAATATGTTCAGGGTCTCTACATCTTGTCTAAGGCAGCAGGAATCGCATGAGTGCGACGCTACCTGCTGATGTCCTACTCCCGCTGCTACGGGCTGCTCTGCCCTCCGCAACGCTCGGCACGTGGGAGCCGGACGTTGATTATCGAGAACTGCCGTATGTCCACCTCCGCAGAGCTGGAGGCGCACGGAGTGAGCGCCTACCCTCTCTCCTCTCACGCCCCGAGGTAGAGGTAACCGTCTACCACCCCGAGGGTCTCTCGGAGGCAGAGGAGCTATACGAGGATCTGCTAGACGCATTGTTCGACGCAGAGCACTCGCAGACCACGGCACTACACAGGATCACCGAGACCGAGGGACTCTCGCAGATCCCGTCGAAGATCCCAGACACCTACTCCGTACGCGGCACGGTGCGCGTATCGCTCCGAACTCAAGAGCCGTGA